CCGTAAAATTGCACCCATAAAAACCCCTCTACGACAGGGGACAAAATTCTGAGTGAATAAAAATCCGTGCCGCCATGCGGGGGTTTTGATCTAAGTTATACTCCATAGAGAGCCACCAATTTCAGTTCATGTGATAGAACAAAGTTAAATACTGAGATATACTCCTACAGTGAGTCACAATTTCAGTTCGTGTGATAGAACTCGGTTAAGATTGCGGGTTATTATGCTATCGATACCATTCGGGGTGCTCCGATATAGTAAAGATACATAAAGTCTTCGCCCGCTGAAGTGAGTTCAACATTGCCGGACGTGTTGACCTCAATAACTGCTTGATAAGTCTCTGTTGCAGTTTCGGTTTCCTCACAGGCTACTAAGAACCTTAAAGCCTTGTACCAAGGAAAATTGACATTCGCAATGGCAACGCCCCGTGGAAATACTTCACAGGGTACCGGTAACGACAATAAATTCCCATAAGTTGGCGGGGGAACATTCCCGCCAAAATTTGGTCCTGCGCCACCACCTCCTGTGCGAGCTATAGCCCCCGACAAAGGGCCTAAAAATCTCTTGCTCAAACTTCCACGCCAACCCACGTATCCGCTGGCCCAATATTGAAAAGGTCCCTGATACGAATATATAGTGCCGCCTCGTATAGTGTTACCCGGATAGACATTTGGGTTAATTCTTATATACCCAGTTCCACCAGGATCACGATTTATGAACGTAGTGGCGACAAACCGTTTGAGCAGATAACGCACGCTTAAAATGGGGTCGTCATGGAAAATCTTGGTGTGTTGAGGCATAGCGTAATTTGTGACCATAGTGGTGACGCACTCTCCTTCCGGGGCGCTATCGCAAACCTCCACACTATTTTGGGGATCATCACCAGCTTCCAGAGTGGGCCGATATTGTGTGTACCTCCCAACGGGCTGCCATGCTTCAAAATCATCGCCCCCGGCTATTGATACAAGAATTGTAGCCGGGGACACTGTTGATGACGAGCTTATAAGTTCATTCATGACATAAATCCTGAGGATGCCGTTAGCTTGCGTATTGGTAAGAGTGGGCCCTCCGGTGTAAAAATCAGCCGACGTGTCCAGATATGGCCGATATGACATGTATGGAAATTCAATGGTGAGATCACGTTCTTTTGACAAGTCCATATTAATGACGCGCACTTTGCTCTGATCCGCCACGTCCAACAGACCGGTGGTACCTGCGTCAGCATCGTAGATAAAGCGAAGCATTCCAGTGTGGACCGCAGAAGCAACTACCTGAAAACGCATCTTAATCGTGCCTCGCCACTTTTGGAAAGGATATGTACCAAAAGCCAAGGATGTTGGCAGAACCACCCCAGGAACATTACCGGCGGAAGCGTACATTGGGCTGATGAAAAAACTAGCCAGTAAACTACCTCGTGTGTTGAGTTCAGACCACGAAAACAGGTTGAAAAAGGATTCACGGGATCTAATGTAATGCAAAGACATTTCATCCGTACCATCCAATCCAGCCACTCGTGAATCTACAACGGTAGTGCATTTGGGGTTGTAAGCAAGTGCTGTGCTATCTCCTTGCCCGACACTATGGGCCAACGGAGAACCAGTAGACTGCCAATATCTGGCTGCGGCCCCTACAGATTCTGGCCTAGAAAACCCGTAATACAATGCAAGGCTCGCAGCATTTCTGGCGAAAGTCGATGCTGCAGTGGCGTATGGCCCTATCGCTGGCAAACTTGTCAATGCAGACGAAATCCTCTCGATCGTTTTAAGCTTCGCGGATAACTTTGTTTGCTCCGCTTCATCTGCATCGCCACTCTCCATGACTGGTCTCGTTGATGGTCCAGCCAATACTAAATCAGGCATCCAAGCGTATATGGTAATCGTAGCCTTTGGTGGGGTGTCTCGGACTGTTCGCAGTCCTCCCACTGAGGATATGAATATCTTCCCAATAGAATCTGTTGACGATGGTTGCAGAGGGCTCAAGTCTTGGGGGAAGAAGAATGGCAGTTTCATCTCCCCCCCTGTGTTCGTCGTCGGGTTCAACCATAAGTGCTGTCGTTGGGACATTTGGCCCCACCTCACAAGATTCTCTATGTCATCAGTCGAAATACGGTTTAAACGAGTGGCAACCGGGAAGGGGTCATAGGCAATCAAAGCCCTTCCATAAACGAACTGTTGTCCTGTAATGACGATTTTCAAATGCAGCGTACCGCGGAACCAAGCGTAACCAGCTAATTTCTCCTTGACGGAATTCGTGCTCAAGTACAGTGTCCAAGGATTAAAATTGTCGTCAAGTTGCGTGTTATCCCAAACGTAATCTGCGATTTGGATAGGTCTTTGGAACCAATCGCTCAACTGCATTGATGGCACAACGGACGTGTCGCGGGACATGTCTTGCCCTGCGTGATCGTCGCTAATATGATCTGGCCGGTCTATGCGGAACATCGTCTGACCTATGGTCTCCATGGTGTTTGTTGTTTGTGTGTTGTTTGATGTGGCAGGCCTACTATGATGTGACATCTCCAAAATGGCCTCGTATGGAGATGCATCTGATGGATCTAGGACGCTGACCCTAACGCTAAATAGCGAAGACTCCAGGGGAGCCGCGTCGTCGAAGCAAGGCTGACAGGGCAAGTCAATCCGTAAATGCCCCCGTAAATCTCGAGCTTCTACCGATGGCGTATATTCGACCACCATCTCATCATGCAAGGACAATCTTTTAATCGCACGTTCTGCGTATGTCATCTGCCAGTCAACCGTGGCGTCTAGCTGGTATCTCACCAGTATCGCGCCTAGCTTGCAGCGGAAGTCATCGTAGAATTCCTCGCCTCGTGCGAAAGCCTCATACAACACCGAGCCTGATGCGGCAACAGTGTGCTCCTCGGGGGATATGTCGGAGTGGCGTACCAACAATCCCTTAAACAATGACTCATCTTGAAGAGCTCCGAGGTATCTCTTCAAGGCAGGATGCCACACGGAATTGCGTGATAGAAAGTCAACGTCTCTCATGCGTATCCGTCCGGCAACATCTTCCAGCTTGGCGTTCTTTTGAGTTGGGGTGATCTCCATCCCCATGTTCTGAAATGCCTGTGCCATGGTTTGCAATGTCACGCGCTCATCTGAACAACGAAGAAAGGCATCATCTCCGTAGGTCATAATTTTGCAGAACTTGGCAAAGTCGCGCCGTCCTGTAACAAGGAAGACAGCGCAATACGACCGAAACATGTTGTCAATGCAATTGAACGCCGTAGTGACTCCAATGCCAGAGGGGTTTGAGTTGCGTAAGCGGACCACCACACCATCAAAAAGTGATGTTGGAAAAATCCACTGCGACAACCCTCTCTTGACATGTTCGATCCACCCGGGCTCTGCTCCTTTCCTTTCCATGAGCATGCAAACGAACTTAACGACCTCGCTCTTCATCGCGGGACTAACATGCTGATCGAACTTCTTATAGTCGTATTGTATGATGTCTTCTTTGCCGGTGTCAAACTCAGTGATCATATCGTGCCAGCGTAAACCTTGACAATCCATACCAATCGCAACACCTAGGCTCAAATTATAGCGGGCCATATGTGAACACAGCCATCCCAAATGCTTGCGAATCCATAGCGTCAACGCCAGTGAGCTTGCTTGGAACAATCGGGCTTTCTTCTTCTGCCCGGTTAAAACTGGCTCATCTTTCAGAGTGGCTTTGAAAATCTGGACCTCGACATCACCATCGTCAATCGATTTCTCGAATCTCTCCAAGGCCAACCAAGCACTCGCATGCAACTCGTACGGCGGTTTGTTGCTTGGGCTCATTTTCCGTTTCTCCATGTTATACGGGTGGCCTGCTGAAGATTTCATGTTCAGCGGATTCACGCTCTTGTCGTTCAGCCCATTTCGAATCTCGTACTGTGTCA